TGCCTGACTGTATCTAAAATAATCTTATCCACCGCAAGACGGATATTATCATCCATACTGGAGGTAGAATACTTTTCAATCCCCATTTCTGAGGCTATACTCGGAGTCCAGCTTTGAAAGCTTTTAAAGTATTCGGACTCTGTTGCCAAGGCATAGTATATTAAATAAGGAATGTAGGATTCCCACAACTCAGTTATCCTCCCTTCGATAGGAAATTGATCTTTAGGGAAAACAGTATTAATAGTGCTCTGAACTGATTTTTTAGTACCTACAGATTTGTAAATAGAGACAGCATTCCTAAGTTGAAGACGCCATCTAGAAGGATCATTTCCGAATAAGTCCCACCCAATTAACTGAGCTATTAGTGGGAGGTAATCATCAGGACAATCATCAATATCATAGAGAGTTGATATCTCTTCTGTGTCGTTATTAATATCAAACGCAAAGAATGATAAAGCCCTGATAAGCCTCGCAAAAGGACCGCTTTCAACTTTCTCAGAAGATTTAAGATTGCTGTCTATGTATGTTTCAAACTTATCTTTTACCCTAAAGTCTGAACCATCCGCGAACAATGGGGAATAAATTACATCATTCCATGTTTTAAGTTTTTCTAATTGCTGAGTTCCGCTAAGGTCAGATCGGGCTCCACTTGCAAATGTGGCAGAAGGATAATACGAAGTTAAATTATTTCTCCAAACATACTCAGATAACCCTTTGATACCATCACTGAGAGTTACAGGATTTCCTAAGTAGAGATTTTTAACTATTAAATCCTTTACATAAGAAGAAGAGTCGTAAGTTGAACCCGATGTATTAAGGAAATACATCCACGAAAGATTCGCTATAAGATAGTTATGTATTGCAGAAGAATCACCAATGCTAGAAAATAAAGAAGAATCAGGATTGTTTAGATTGATAGCAGAAATAACCTTATCCTGAACATAAGTAGAAAATTCAATTTCGTTTTTAAAGTCTTTGAACTTCTTGTCAAAGTAGGATAAAATGTTATCTTCAAAACTCTGTGTGGTAATATTCGTTAGGTTATTTTGTTTTACAAAATAAGGAGTTATGCCTTCTAAGGTATTTATAGAACTGAATGAAGAATTGCTTACGGCGCTTACATTTAGGATAGACGAGAAGTTATCAGCAATGTCTATGTGGCTGTTAATAATCGTGTCAACTAAATCGTCTTCTTTAGGAGTTTCAGATATGTCATCCTCATAAAGATATGCAGGGAGAATATACTTTAAAGCCTTAAAGTAATTTCTCTTAAAGAAGTTAGGATTTCTTAAATAAGCCTTACTGGACATTACACATACTCTGTTCGAATGGCTAAGTTATTTAATTGAATTATCTCATTAAATCCAACTTTAATGGGCTTATCAACATTGGTAACTTCTGCATACCTGATATTAGTTTCGTCACTCAATAGAACTCTAATTAAATCCTGTGGTACAAACGGCTCTTGGAAATCAGTGTTATCAATATTCATGTAGTTTAGAATAGATCTACGGGCTGATTGAATAAGCTGGCCTTCACTCCTCCTAAACTTCTCATCTAATGTTATAGTAACGACAAGGTCTAAAGTCCTTATCAGACCATCTACAACTACAACCTCATCGGTTAACATCTTCTTCGACTCCATGGCCTCTAGAAGCTGTCTCTTGTATTCCTGAGTCGCTCTCCTAAGTTGACTATTAGAAGCTCTCTCTAACACAAACAAATCAATTATGTTAGCAGAAGAGAATGCTCTCCGTACTGTCGCCGTAGCTTTGCCAGTAGATCCATAGTTGGAAGCAAAAGAGTTTGCGAATGCTTTAAAGTCTTGTAGGGTTACAAGACGATTCTGAGTTCTAAAGTATAACGGAGCATATCTTTTTGCTTGAGCCACAGACTCGGCGTCTCGGCCACCCGTCGCCTGACTAGTATTCTCAATAGTTAAAGTCACCTCCTCAGAAGTTGCTCCTTGAGAAGTGCCCTTAGATTGAGCATTAATAACACTATCCACTATGTTGCCCCGTGTACCACCTCCAACACGATAGGTTACAACGTAGTTATCTCCTATTGAAGGAGATTTACCAATACTGTCGTCTCCAAACAAAATAGAAGCTCTAAACTGCTCATCAGTAGTTACTTGGAAAACTTTATCACCCTGACCGGATGCAAAATAAATGTTATCTTCCTCTTTGTAAACACCTTCGGTTGTAGAATCTCCTGTTAAGTATACCTGAGCACTCTTTTCAACATAAGGGAATTGGGAAAGATTTATTGTTTTTATTGCTTCTGGTGACGCGAATGTTCCTGTCTCAACAACTAAAGCACCCTCAAGTAGCACAGCGTCTGTAACAGTAACCGTCCCTCCTGAAGAGCTAACACTAAAATCTAAGTCTTCGCTTGCATCAGTAAGATCTACAGTTCCGTTATTGTTAACTTTATACAGTGTATAGGTCAACGTACCACCGTCTTCAGGGGAAGTAATGGTAACTACTCGATTAGCTGCGGAAACAGTTAAAGAAGAAGGACTTGCCTCAGTATTAGTTGTATAAGTGATTGAAGCATTAGCAGCAGCAGATATAGGACCCTTTAATCTGACGCCAATAACTTCTAATAACCTCTTAACACTATCACGACTTCTAGCTGTTCCTATGTAATTCTCATTAGCAAGATAATCAGATTTGTTAGATTGGATGTGTCCGATAGCCGCCATCATCTCAATCAAGAGAACTCCAAAGTCAGAGCTTTCAAAGTTGTTGTAGTCTAAAGGAAAGTTAGCCCTTACATACTTAATTAATGTTTGACGCAGTGTTTCAAAGTCGGAGGCGCTGTAATCAATAAGCTTTTGCTTATTATCAAGCTCTGAGGGTAATAACTTTAAAAAGTCCGAATCAACTGTTCCTGAAAAAACTACCATTATACTCTAACTCCGATGTTGAAGGCACTGGAAATAGCATCCCTAACAGAACAGTAAAGATTAACCTTTAATTGACCACTTCTAGTTTCAAAGACTTGAATCTTTCCGACTGAAACTGTGCTAAGGTATCTACGTATTGATGTTACAACCTCCTCTTTTATCAAGGAAAAAGTAACCTCATCTAGAGGCTCCATTAAAAACTTCCTAAGGTTACAACCATAATCTGGCCTCATAAATCTCTCACCTCTCTCAGTCTTTATTAAAGAAGAAAGATTTGATTTAACTAAATCTAAATTAGTGGATTTACTAAAATATCCATTCTTAGGGTTTTTTGGTATGGGGTAGTTAAGCCCTTGCAGTCTTGGATCTTTTAGGACTGTAGCTTTCTGAATTACAGAAGGAGCTACTGTGCCATAAGTTGTAACGTTATTTGAGATAGCCATTTTAAGTTGTCTTGAATACTATATTAGAGTCTGCCCCAAGAACTGAATCGGGATCAGTAACACTTACAGTTGCACTTAGGGGTTCTAACCATGCAGTATAGTTATCTACGTTATCGTCCGTAAGGAAGCTATTAGGTCCTATTTTAAAGTTTGTAAATGTAATGTCTATAGGTCTATTCTCAGTTTGAAGAGAGTTTACCGCTATTTGAGCAGGTGTAGGTCCAGCGGACGTTCCGATAATTGTACTTGAAGAAGCAATGTCGTATAGTGGGTAAATTGTCGAAGGAGATATATTTATGTTAGTTAGTGTAATGCCCGAAAGCACGCCCATGGCATCCCTCTGAGTTGCGCCCGGATCATTGATGAAGATATATTTCTCATTTGCAATATGATACATGGGACCAGCAATAGCTGACCCATCACCACCCTGTATATCCCAATCCTCAAGGGTTACCTTACTAAGACCCGCATTGTAGGTAAGACCATCTTGGTAATCACACTTAATAGTTATTAAACCTTGAGGTGAAAACGAGGTGTTTGCAGCGGTATGACCAGAGGAATTGTAGCTTAGAACGTCTATGTCCCTAACAACAGTCCGATGGGTAACGCCTCCTCCAAAATAACCAGCAACAACGCCGCCGCGCATAGATCCGGCAAAGATGTTCCTGTAGTATGACGGACCCTTGAATAGGGTTGTAAACGGCGTCATGACATCATCACCACACAACATAAAGCTATTAGTAACCCCATGAACACCATTTCGAAATTTAGAAACTGTTTTAAAGCCGTCTGAATTAAACGTCCACGGGCAAATTGCTTTACAGTTATTAAAACTAGTAGAAGCTAATCTGCCAGTCGCATAAAATGCTTGGTTCACAAAACAGATTCCTTCAGAAATAGTACCTGGGGCCTCTACATATTGCAGTCCAAAGTCAGCACTCGATAAACTATACCCAATAGGCGTATAAAAGTTAGGAGCTACATTATTTATATCTGATTTAAGGTCTTCAATAAAAGATCTAGGATATAACTCTGCGGATATTACACCCCTCCCTATTATTTTTGAATCGAAGCCACTGAGAACATCAAAGCCCCCTATAACGTAAGCATTAGCGTCTATATACACAGTTGAACTAGGAGCTAAGGGAAGTCCTGCACTGACATAGTGTACTCCCGGCGGGAAGTAAAGTCCTGATGGGGGTTGAGTATTTTCTTCAGCGTAGTTCCAATTACCATTCCAATTAACCGTGTAATAACTCGAAGCTCCTGAGGTTAGATTCAAACCTACTTCATCTGTGTAATCTGCTCTGGTTTCTCCCGCATAAGTTGTAAGACCTTCAGGAATACTAGGTTTGAATGGGTCTGAAAATATACAAAGAACAGAGCTAGGAGTGTCGTTAACATTAAGATATATCTTATCTCCAATATAGGTAGTAAACTCTATGCCTGAGAATAATGTCTCACCGTCACCCTCCCCAAAAGTGAAGTGTGCAGGTTCTCTATATTTTGAATGCCTTTTAGGGTACACATCCCAGCTACGTATATTTGTTTCAAATGGCCCTTTCACTCGCACTCTCGCTATGCCACTTGTTCCAAATGTTGTATAACTAACCGGAGCACGCGAACCGCTCGTAGACCAATAATCCCCATAAACAGGTGAGTTTGCTTGGCTGGCAACTACTTGTCTTGATTGTCCAGAGGCTACAAACACAAAAGAATTTTCCCAGCTATTTAAAGATGGGTTCCAAACCTCTACACGATACAAAGGAGATTGAACAGAAGTTAGACTTCCTGGTACATAATCGTCCCCATCAACTGCGCTTGTGTAAACCTCTACTGAGCTTAAAGAAGAAGCTACAAAAGATATGTCATCTAAAAAAGAATCACTAACGATCTTAAAGTCAGAATCGGTAGTCCCTTTCCAATATATCCACATCAAACATTTTTTCAATTGCTCAACAAACTTAGAGTAATATTCATCGTAATATTTTGAAAAGTGAGATCCGTTATCAGATACCCCGTAAAAAGCTTGAGCATTATTGTAGACATAAGTTGAAGATAAATCTCCCAACTTGCTCGTTGTAGGGTTTCTATCAATCAGATCATGAGGATTGGTCATAAACTCTACAAGTTCGACGAGATTCTCACGTTCATAATGCGGTATGGGGTTCGTATCATATTCACTATTTCTAAGTTCGGCATACCCTACCGCATTTGAGTCGTAATCGACAATAAACTTTGAAATATTTTGAAGGAATTGATTCCTTAAAACCATTGTTTTATTAATGGCCTGCCAATCACTACCGCCTACAGAGAAAGTGTAGGAAGACAAAGGAGGGAACGTTGAACTAAAGTCATATAAGACTTTTAAATTTTCTTCAAAAGTATTAGTATAAAATGAAGACTCTAATATGTTATACTCTTCGGCAGAGTTATAAACAGAATCAAAAGGTGCTCTAAAAGTTTTAGACCCCTGAGACAATCTGTTCATGATAGCCTGCGTGAAAGGCCCAGGTGCTGTGTAGTATTTTTTGAGATAGCTCCACCGAGTCTCAGTGGTAGAAACATATAAACTTGGATTGTAAGCCTCTAGCTCATTGGGAATTCCAGAAAAGAATCCCCCGGAAGAGTTTAAAGAATCATCACCCTTTTGCTTAAGTCTTTTAAATTTTGTTAGGTCTTTTCTGTTATACCAGTTTACAGCAGAAGCGTTTTGTAATAGTGAGCTTGCAGTAGTTACATCCTTGTATTGACCGTCCCAATACACATTACCATATTTTTCATGGTATTTCCCTAAACTAAACACACCATCAACAATCCCAACGTCATTAAAATAACCAATTGAACTGGCCTTTAAAGCATCATTTGTTATATTAAAGTTTTGATTTACTTCAGGGTCGTAAGAGGCGTAAACCATAAATGGCTTTGAAATGCCAAAATCAGTAGCACCTTGTAAAGCCCCATTCAAATACCTTTTAAAAGCATAATCATTATTAACAATAAAAGGAACAGACACAAAGTCAATAACTCCTGATAAAGTTTGAATGTCAGTATTATCAAAAGAACCACTTGGGCCTGTGCCCTTTCCATTGTCTAAATAGTTAGTGCTATTGAATACATTTAAACCTCTTGATGGAGATACCGTATACTTAACATTAGTTGAAGATAGATAAGTGTTTAAATGATTGTATGAAGATAGAGCCAGTCCATTAAACTCAGGTATAGGCTTACTGCACAAATCAAAGCACCACATAGACTGGAAAGAAGATACCGTTTGTGCTAAATCATCAAGGTAGGGTTCTACGTCCGTCGTGAAGAAAGAGGTCGAGCTAGCCTGCGCTTTAAAAGGATTTCTAGGGTGCTCCACTATTAATGAGTGAACAAGATTGTTAGTAGTAGGCTCTGAGTAGGGGCCTTTGTTGGGTTCGCTGTACAAAGTAGTATTAGTATACTCAGCATCCCATAAAATAAATTGCACTCTAATCTTGTAACGATCGCATATCCTTAAAAAGCTTTTAACATTGTTTAAATATTTTGCAGAATCATTATCGTAAGCATGATAGTTAAGGGGAGTTCTAACACAGTTAATACCTAATTCTTTTAACTTTTTAATACTCTTCTCATGATCAGCTTCGTTATAGTAATGCCATATTGAAGCACCGTTCGCTCCTGTAAATATTTCTAAAAGCTCAGAAGTTTCAAAAGTAGACGCGAAAGCAAAATCCTCTAGGGGGGTATTACCCGCTGCAACATCAGCCGCTACGGCTCCTTGAAGGGCTATTGCACTCTGCTGATCTACTCTAGGCAGGTATCCAGAATTCTTCCACTCAGTCTCTAGGCTTGGAAGGTAATAAACCCCTCTAGCATTAGAGAAGTATTGAACAGAGTTCTCAGGAATATCTGGATTAATCTTAGGCATTACGGTATTTCAAGAGGTTCCCAAAGTGAGTTCGGAACTTCAACATTATCAAAGAAGTTCTGAGTTGCTTTATAGTTATTTAGTACTTCAGCATCACTAAGCGGCTTTGAATAGAATCTGGTACAACCCAAGTAACCTCGAAGACCACTAACCTTACCACCATACTCACCACCCATAAAGTTACCGCCAGAGAAGCCGTCAGTGTATCCACCTCCAAGAATCCAAGGAGTGAAGTAAGTATCAAGTGATGGGCCACCAGAATATTCAAAAGAATTGTCTTGTTTGATTGAAGGAGCCTTGTATGTCTCCCCTATACGTGTGGTTCCAAAAGTGTTTTGGTAACTCGATGTAGAAAGTTTAGCACCATCAAGGTATATCCTAACTTCATCCTTTTGAGGGTCAATAGACACAGACAACTGAGCAAAAGAATTTCCACAAGAGGATAAAGATTTACCGTTTAGTGTTTCAAACACAGGAACTGCCATACCATAATATGAGTCTTTATTACAGTTGACTTGCCTGTTAGCAATGAATCCTGCACTAGAAGAATCGTAAGACTGTGTCGGGGCAAGAACTAATACAAGATCCTCAACAGGATTATCCACTTCATTGTTACTAGGATCAAGGCCAAGAGTAAACCTCCTATCCCTAGTAAATCCTAAGATGGCACCTCTCACTAATCCTGTCCCAGAATCTAACTGCATGTTGTTGATATCTGCCTGAGGACTTCTAGAGTCAGAAATACCTACGTTCTCATTTGCAAGTATAAGCCTGTATAATCCAAGAGTGCTATTATCGTGAAGGTTATAGCCGGTAGTAATACCGTCTAAATCAGGCATATGAATCCAAGTTTCAAATGTGCCACCCGCTGTGTTGTAGAGGAAATCTTGAAACTCCCTGGTCTCAGGAAGCTTGACGTAGCTTCCCATAGATTCGATCTCAGACGACCCTGAGGCCGGGAAAGCAACTCCACTAAGGAAAGGTATGCCTAAGCCCTTATCGAAGACGCTAGAGGCCACTCCGACCATCTGAGAGTTAGTCCCTACTCCAAGCTTACTAGAGTTGTGAACACCAAACTTAGGTCCAGATGGGTCAGATTCAGTCTCTACTGTCAGGTAGTTATAGAGAGCAAACAAACCATCTTCTGATATACGAGTATTGATTTGAAGGCTCTGAGCAGATGGTTCAATAGGACTCGCAACAGTCTCACCCTTTGCTACATTCGCAAGTAAAATGTGATCAAGGAATACTGAATCACTAGTCTCAATTTTTTCAGTGTACTTAACTTCTAACGGAAGAACAACACCCGTCACATCAGCTTGATCAAGGACAATACTTCTCTGAGTTTCTAAATCTAAAAGGAAGTTCGACCCTGCCATATAAGAGAAGTCATTGATTGGGACATTCCCGTAAGTGTATTGTGGCCCTTTACCTAAGAAGGCAGGAACCTTAACTGCCAACTCTATTTGCTTTTTACGCTTGTTGATCCTATCCTGAAACTGAGAGGTCTCAGAAATCATAACTTGGCGCATGTTATCAATGACAGCTTGCGAAGCTTCATCATCAATCAACTCTTGAAGCTCAGAGGATACATCAAAGACTCTCCTGTCCTTCTGACCTTCAAGTGTTAGGAGAAGTTCATCCTGATCATAGAACTTTGTAATCGCGGGTGAATTGTCTAAGATATTAGGATCAAGAATATTATTAAAGTAATACTTAAGATCCTTTGTAGTCGTTGGAATACCCCGACCACCAAGACTCGGATCGAATTCTAACTTCCAAAGATCACCGTTGTAGAAACCACCCTCTTCAAACTTAAGATCCTCATCGCGTTGAGCCAACTCAAGAAGAGCAGGCTCTATACCGCTAACTTGGGAGTCGTAGTATAAACCATCAACAGATAATACAAACTTACCAGACCTAGATTTTGGAGGACCAGCTTCAAGACGGAATACAGACTCCGTAACAGGGTCTTGTTCAAACTCGGGATCGAGTGTCGGGTCCAACGTCCTGTCTAACAAGATCTTATCAATGGCTTCTAATTGAGCATCAGCCTCAATAATAAACTTCTTAGCAATTTCAGCTTGCTGCATGTATATGCCAAATTGAGAATCTATAAGAGACTGGTAATCAGCAGTGCTCCGATTCGCTAACTCCATCCTCTTATTAGCGGCATTACCCCCAGAGTATTCTAAGTACTCTTGGAATTGCTCTAGGCACTCTTTAGCAGAAGCAAATTTATTTGCAAGATCATTCGCCGCTTGTGCTGCGGTCGCAGCAAACCCAACAAAAGCACCCAAAGCATTTAAGAATCCTCCCCCTAACAAATCCAATCCAAATCTAGACGTATCTGAGAAATATCCAAAAAAGCCATCTCTGTCAGGGAATAAGGAAATACCGAGAACATCTCTAATATAAGAGTTAATGCGTTTCAAAGCAGCATCCGCTAAAGCGTTTCCAGACGCAATAGCCTCTCGCATACCTAAGAGGACTGGCGAAGGGATGAGTCCTAAGACATCGGAAGCAAGGCCCAACATACAACTAGGAACACCGAACCCCGCTCCTATACTGTTGGTTACGCTGGCACCCTGGCCCGCGTTAGCAAGAAAAGTTTTAGCATCAAAAGCCATTAGACAGCACCTCCAGCAGGATCAGCATAATCATTCGGAACTATTACGGGTGGAACAGCGGGAGTGGCTGCTCGACCCACTATTTGGGTAGAGGTACAAGCGCGCCCTGCGTCGCTAGGAACTCCCACACCCGGTTCCCCTGCATTGTACAAAAGTGCCTGATCGTTGACAACTACAGTAGGGGCAGTAATACTGACAGAGTTGCTGGCGGCCCCTATCTGAGCCCCTGAGTTCCCTGTTATATTAACACTACCGCCCGCTGTCATATTAATATCCTGTTCTGCTGCAAAGTTTATACTACCTGCTGTCACGATCTTCACTGCACCTAAAGCATCGACCTGAATTTGCGCTCCTTTAGTAACTATATTTACATGACTAAAATTACCAAGGGCTGCTAAGTCGATGTTTCTATACCTACTCTTTAACCTAATATTACCAGACCAAGGGAATATACCAGGAACAATTGACGCTACTCCCGCCGTTAGAAACCCAAAAGAATTCCTACCAGTAGAATCATTCTCTATATTAATGTCACCCCCATCAACTACTTTCATGTTTATGTCAGAGCTAGTACACTTATATTGTTGAGAAGATCTTGTCTCTATTGCCAAAGACCTAGCAGAGTGTTTATCATTAGGTTCTGATCCATTCAGTATTACGGAATCACCCTCATTATTCCTTATATGAACACCTAACGGTCCTATGTTTACCTCATTATCCTGCTCACATTTTAAAGTTACGTTGTTATTGATTTTACTAGAAGAGAAATTTCTCTGAATATACAAACCTCCCCCAGCGGTGTTAGTGAATGTCTGAGTTACCGGCTTATCGCTCTCATCACCATAAATAGAAGCTTTAGTATCGTTACTCCTTATCGACTGATAATTTTCTTGAGTATCCTCGGGATCGGTCGGTTGGGGCTGGGCAGGGAAACAAGTAATAAAATACAAAGTGGATTCCCCACCGTTTGGATCTTCTTTTAAAGCAGCTATTATGTGTGAGAAAGGCTCAGGAATAGCAACCATACCCCCTGCATTTCCCTTGTAATAAGGCGAAGTGTAAAGGACAGAAACTTCTCTATTATCCTCATAATCTGGGAATTTAGCTAAGAAGAATCCGTCCCCCTCCTTTGATTGCGTCTCACTAACAACTCCTGTTATTAATTTCATTTATTTCTCCTCCTCAGTAGTTTTACCTGTAAACCATTCAGCAGCATCAGCATATTTTTCAGGGAATAATTTCCTCGCGAGGGCACCTACACCTCCCGTTAAAACAGTCTCAAGGAAGCCAGGGTCTAGGCGATCATCCCTGAAATCTTGTCTTTCTTTTTTCGTTTTAGCAATTTTATCTTTTATATCATCTAATTGTTTTCTAAATCTTTCTCCTAAAGTCTTGCCCAATTGAGACCCATCCTCTACATGCCCGTTTTGAATTAAGGTAAACTCAGAGTAAGAATCTGATTTACTCATAAAATGTTTATAACCTACAACTGTATAAAAATTAGTGTAGATTGCTGTGGAATCTCTATTTGACTGTATGTTCGATCCAATTACGTAATTTGGATTTCCAAAAAGATAACATTTGGATCCAATCCTGATATCTGAATTAAAGAAAGGCAAAGTTTTAATATTTACCTGTATTATAGACTTATTGATCATCTGGATTAAGTCAGCTTCTTTAACTCCTGTAGAACCCTGATCAGCACGTTGCTCAACTGTAAATTTACCTTCCCCATTTGCCCCTAGCTTAATTAAAAGAAGGTCAAAGAAATCAGATTCATTCAACCCTTGAGCCACCTCATCCTCAAGTAACAGTCGCATAGTCTCTTCCCCTTTTTCACCTTCTGTTAGTTGCTTGAAGAGTCTAAGTGTAGACTTCTTGGGATCTTTCTTATAAGAATCTGATTCTTTTAACTTTCTCAACTCATCCTCTATGTATTTTATAAAGGGAAAGTTCAAAGACGTATCTCTTTCAGGCTGATAATCAGAAGTTTTTAAGAACTGGTCAATGAGCCTATAAACAGGTCTATTAGCGTAACCTAGTAAATTACCTGCGTAGGGTTTACTATCAAATGTAAGATCTAATACATTCCCGTCTTTCACATTATGTGCAAAAACTAAACTGACATCAGAATTTTTAGATCTAGGATCTCCTCTATAATCAGCAGGTATGGGGGTTTCTCCAAATGAAGATACTCTAGATTTAATATTTGATTTATTAAACGTAACGTATTTATCTCGATACACTTGCCATTTCTTCCCCAGATCTTCAGGACTTAAATCCTCAGCACTAATAGTATTGTAAGGGGCAGACCCTAATAGTAGTTTCTCATCAAGCTCAACATCAGTATTGTACAAAAGCCTTTCTATCACAGACTTTCTTCCGAAAATAACTACTGGTTCCGTGGCGTCTTCTACCAATTCAGCCTCACCTAATAACCTGAGAGTACTCATATCAGTCTCCTCATAAATTGTGAAGTCTGACGGTCTCCTCATAACTTCCGCTAACCTTCTTTGAAATGTCACAAGTGGCTTGAGCAAGACAGGGTTAGTATCGTCTTTCTCAGAATCTTCAAAAACAACGCCAAGACCTAAAGCAATATAATTTCTATCTCTTGGGGTATATTCAGAATTGGCATCAGGATTACTAGCACCTGCCCTCCCTAAATCAAAAACTTTATCACCTGATACTACTTTACCTCCCAGCAATTTGCTTTTAGTATCATCATTTTTTGAATTATTTAAATCAAAACCTTTCTTTGGATAAGAAATACCTATTCCAAATTTAGAAAGGCTATCTTTACATCGTTTAATAATATTTTGTTTTAGATTTACTTTACTTTTATAAACCCTATCTGCAAGAGATGGTTCGATTATTACAGGAGATGTAGATCGAACTTCATCTAAATCATCATCAAACAAAACTAATACATTGCCTCTAGGGACTGTCTGGAATAGGTTTTCTAGGTATTCAATTATAAGGTAACGTATGGCATAATTCCATCTGTAATTATCTTGTATTTTAAGGGTTCTACCATATTCGATTTGTAACCTTTGAGACTTAATATCATTCCTTTGATTATTCTCAGCGTTCTTTAAAGCCTTAGAGGCCCACTCTGATATTTTTGTGGATACGGGGGAAACTTTTTGTGCAAGTTCAAAGACTGAAGTAGCATCTCTTTTTTGTCTAGCTTTTTTTATTTTTGAAGGCTTTTTAGAATTTACACTAAACACTGAAGTAATATGACAACTCTTCTGCGATAATTTATTCTGTGCTTCAATATTACTGAAAGGAGAATCCTTGCTACGATACGATGCGTCATTTAAGATCCTGTTTGTAAAAGCCTTCATCGTATCCACAGTCGGCGTGAATAAAATTTCTAGCTCCCTTACGCCATCCGAGTTTAATGAAA